AAACTACAGTTGATAATACCAATTCAGCTATTCAAAAGTATATCCTTTCACTTGGCGATCTTCAAGGAATTACCGGAGCGAATGCCAAGATTTCAGAAAGCCTCACAGGTCAAATTTCTAACCTTGAAGATAAGTTGGCTGCCATGTACAACGAAATGGGTACAGCTAACAAAGGGGTGCTTTACGATGCTGTAGGTTTGGGTTCGATGCTAATTGAGAACTACGAAACAGTAGGCAAAGTAATTATTGGGCTAGTTGGAACCTACGGAGCGTACAGAGCCGGGCTTATCATTGCTAATGTAGCTGAACAGGTAAGTATTGCCAACAAAGCGCTGGCCTCTGCTGCTAATGGTGGTCTTATTGCTGCAAACGTAACGCTTACTGCCTCCGAAATTGCCGAAATATCAGCATTGGAAGTTCGCACAGCTGCTCAAAGTTTACTCAACAAAACAATGCTTACTAATCCATACGTTGCTGCTGCAGTTGCTATAGCTGCATTGGCCGGAGGAATTTATTATTTAGCCACTCGTACAACAGAAGCGCAAAGAGCCCACGAAAAACTAAACGAAACTGCTCAAAATACAGAAACTTCTATCCGTGGAGAAAGAATACAGGTCGATACGCTATTTGCGAGGCTCAAAGCGGCTAAAAAAGGCACTGAGGAGTACAAGAGTGCCAAGGATGCTATTATGTCGCAATACGGCCAATATCTGAAAGGATTGGGTGATGAAAAAACGGCATTGAATAACGTTGCACTTGCTCAGCGAACCATTACCGAGGAAATTGAGAAGAGCGGAAGAGCTCGCGCAATGTCTACGGCTACAAATGATGCCAGCGATCAATTAGCCCAGACTGAAGGTAAGATAAACGACAAAGTAAAAAAGCTCCTTGATGATAAATTTGGGAAGGACAGTAAACAATCAATTGACTTATTTGCGCAAATAAAAAGCGTGGTTCAAAATGGTGGATCAGTCAAAGAGTCATTTCTAAAACTCTTCGACGAAACAGGTTATCAATCAAATGGACAGTTTGGTGGAACTACTACCTATGTGGATAATGAACTTAAGAATCTACTTAAGAAGGCAAAACAGGCAAAACAAATTAAAGAAGAGATAGTGAAAGATGCTGAAGTAAAATTTGGATCTGCCACTACTCAAACAGCAGTGAAAGACAAAGCTCCTGTTTCTGAAACTCCCGCTCAACTCAAAGCCCGTTTAGCCGCTGAGAAGAAAGCACGCATGGCTGCCGAAAAACAAGCACAGAAAGAGGGAGATGGAGAGTATAATGCTAAACAAGACTTACAAGGATTGTTGTTGGATTTACAAAACCAAACGGCCAATCTTCTGCTTAAAAACTCAGAAGATAATCTTCAAACACGGCTTGCACAAATTGAGCTTGAAAAAAACGAAGAGGTTCAAAAAGTCACTGATAAAGAGGTTTCCATAATTGATGCGTACAATAAAGCGCACCGTGGAGATAAGAATTTCAAACCACTTTCTACTGATTCGGGTAGTATTCAAGCCTCGATTAATACCATTGATCCAGCACTTGGGAAAAAACTAGGCGCTGCCGAACTTGATGTAGTAAATGCCTATGGAGAAAAGAAAGCCGAAGCCACAAGATTATGGGGTGAGGAAATGGCTAAAATCGCTTTGCAGTATGCCGATGAGCGTGTAAAGGTTGAGACTAATTACAACGAAGACATTGTAAAATTAGTGCAGAGCGGAGAGCTAGAAGCTGCAGGGATTGCTACGATGGAACGCGACAAGAAAATAAGCGAACTTACAGCCGCTAAAATTCAAGAAACTGACCTTTACAAAGCTGCTACCAACGATAAACTACAAGCTTCGAAAGAAACTACAGAAAAACTTATTGCTGATATCAAGGCCAGGATAGTAGCCGAAGAAGCTGCCGGAAAACTGTCTTCTGAAACTGCAAAACAAATGCTTAAGGATATTGATTCGGCTCAAACGACTGTTGCCGGAAATAAAAACCAAAATAATCCATTTGCCCAACTTGGTAATGCTATTTCGGGTAATACAAAAGCCGGGGCAGCTTTAAAATCTTTTGATGGGAAAGGATTAACTCCTGAGGCAGCAAAGGTTCAGTTAGCTAATTTGGAGAGTGAATCGGCCAAAGCAACATCTTCGATGGCTGTTGCTGCCGGTGCTGCTCTCCAGGGAGTTCAATCTATATTAGGTTCTGTAGTTGGCGGGTTGAGTGATTTAGGTATGCTTACCGACGATCAGAAAAAAACGGCTGATCAGGTGATGGGCATGGTTGGCGGAGCTGCTAACCTTGCCATGGGTATTGCTTCGGGCAATCCGATGCAAATCATTCAGGGTTCTGTTGATATGCTTGTAAATGGATTTAAACTTTTCGACTCTAAAACAAAGGCAGCTGAAAAGGAGATTAAGAAACAACAGGGGCTTATCGATTCACTGAAGAAATCGTATGATGATTTAGAGGATTCAGTAAGCAAAGCATTTTCTACTGCAAAGGCTCAATTGGTAACTGCCGAAATGCAAAATTTGAAAGATCAAAACGAAGCAATTACAAAGCAAATTGCAGATGAGAAATCAAAGAAAAAGGTAGATAACGGAGCCCTGACGAACTATCAGGATGCTATTGATGCCAACAAGAAAAAGATTGAGGAGCTAAAAGATACTTACATTGAAGCTATAACTGGAACTGATGTAATGTCGGCTATTGATTCACTAGCCAATGCCTATGCCGATGTATGGAGTAGTGGGAATGATTCAGCAAAAGCATCAGTCGATTTTGTAAGTAATCTGTTTAAAACCGCACTTATAGAAAAACTAAAAAATGATCTACAGCCAGGTGTTACTGAATTGATGAATATGGTGTCGGATGCCATGGCCGATGGAATACTTACGGCCGATGAAAAAGCAGCTGTTGCACTTAAGCAGAAAGAGAATGATGCTATTGCTGCAAGAGATCAACAGGCATTCGCCGATCTGGGTCTTAATGACTCCAAAAAATCAGGCGTAACCGGACAACTTACGGCAGCTACTACCGAGGCAACAGCTTCACAGCTTGTTGGACTTTGGACGATGACTTCGCTCGATATTCGTTCCATCAAAGAATGGCTTTTGTATGGCAATAAAGTGGATCAAGCCAAAACGGTTGATATAAGCGCTTCGGTTGGGGTAATTATGGAAAATACTAGACAAATAGCGCTCAATACCAAGCTGACAGCTGATAATGCAGGAAGAACTGCAGATAATACAAATGGATTAATTGATGTTCTAAAAGACATAAATAATAACACTAAAGGAACCAGGAGCAGGGGGTAACAATATGAAAGACACAATATATTTAGCCGAACAGGCCAAGATAGTAGGCGGGTGCCAAAATGGTTTATCCCAGCTAAACAAAGCCAAAACCGAACAGGATTTAGTGAATTGCTATTTTTCCAATATAGATTTTTGTTTAGCCAAAAATTTCCCGGGAAACGAATATTTAAAACGATCCGGAAATACACTGATATCAGAAATGGTATTTGTGGATTATCAAAGAATTTTCAAAAATCCAGAGAAACTGGTTCTTCTTGGTAAATGCGATTGCAATGTTGAATTAACGGACTATTCGGTCAGCCGGATCTATGTAAAACACGATTCGAAACTTATCATTAAGGCTTCTGGAAACGCTTTTGTAGTAGTGGATGCACTGGATAACTCAAATGTGCAAGTAGAGCGCACAGAAAACGCCCGTGTGATAGTAAACACATACTCAAAAGCCATTTGTACCGGTGCGACAAAAATAATCGCTAAGAACGCAGAAACGTACGATTTACATCCAATTTGAAATTATAAAGGAAAATGAAACTAACAGCAAGACAGGAAATATTCTGTAACGAGTATTGCATTGATTATAATGCCACTAGAGCGGCTATTAAAGCCGGCTACAGTGAAAGAACTGCTACATCTATTGGATGTGAAAACCTAACAAAACCTGATATTAAATCACGAATTAATGAATTGCAGTCAAATTTATCTGAAGCGGCGGGCATTTCCGCCCTTCGTGTGCTGAACGAACATAAGAAAATTGCATTTTCAAGTGCCGGAGACTTACGAAGCGGTTGGACAAAGCTAAAAGACTTTGAAAACCTAACAGAAGAGCAGAAATCATGCATTCAAGAGGTATCTACGAAGTCAGAACGAAGATTTGAAAAGGTAGGGGAGGATAATGTACTTGTTGAGGAAGAATGGGTTAAGATAAAGCTGTACGATAAACAGAAGTCCTTAGATAGTATCAGCAAGATGCTTGGTTATGATGCACCACAACAAGTAGAACTTGGAATCAAAGGCTCTATTGGTATTAAAGATTGGATTAGTTCAAAAGCAAAAACAAAATGATCTATATCACTCAAATGCCTTAGTACAGCACATAGGTGGCATATCCACTGCAATAGAAATCATTTAAAAGCATTTGTATTGGCACAACAGAGAAAGCCGCTTAAAACGCATGAATCCAACTAATAATATCAACAATTTATAAAATCATGGCAAAATACAGCAAAAAATTGGTAGAAAGCATCTGTGAACTACTCAGTACTGATAGTTATACAATTGCTGAAATATGTTCATTGTCAGACATTTCAGAACGTTCCTTTTATGATTGGCAAGCTAAATATGCAGAATTTGCAGACGCTATAAAAAGAGCAAAGAAGGGGTTTGATGATTTTGTCATCGTTGAGGCAAAGAAAAGCCTTATCAAAAAGATTAGAGGTTATACTGTTCAAGAGGTCAAATCGGTAACTGTAGACACAAAGAAGCTAGATGATGATGGAAATCCTATCTTTAAGGAG